GCCGTGCCAGTGTTTGCCGTCGCAAGTCCGGTGTTGGCCGTGTTCAAGCCTGTGCGGCTGTCAATCTCAAGTCCGCGACGCCGTTCCATGTCCGCAGCGATTGCGCCGCCGGGGTTGGGTGCAAGGATGCCTGCCAGAGAAGCGAAGCCTTGGGCGATTGCATCGTTGTTGATCGTGCGGTTCATGGCTTGTTATCCTGTGATAAGATTGGTGGGGCGCGCCTGTGGCCGCGTGGGTGCGCCGCCTCCGCCGAAGCCGCCTCCGCCGCCTGCGTAACCGCCGAGGGCTTGGCCTCCCGCCATTAAGATTTGGCCGAGAGTATCGTCGCCAGCGGAAACTTGTGCGCCGGGGACTGTTTGTTCCTGCTGGGCGACGCCGAGCGATCCGCGACGCAATCCGTTCAAGGTCGTGATGAAGTTGGAATTGTCTGTAAGAGACTGCCCGCGTTGCTGTCCGGCTGCGCCGTAGCCTGTCAGGTCCGCCAAGGCTTTGATGCGTTGGCGACTGTCCACGGCGGCGACGTTGGCGCGCTTGGCAATGTCGGCTTTCACAACTTCGCTGGCGTTTTGCTGCCCACTAAGAAGAAAACCCTCCGGTGTCGCGTTAGACTGCGAGGCCAGCTTGTCTACGAAACTGGCGGACGCGTCCGCGCGCTGCGTGTCGAGTTGTTCGCGTCCGAGGCTTTGCCGGGTCTGTTCATAACCGGAGTTTGCGTTTGCCTCGAATGTGTCCTGCCGCGCGCTTTCCGCGTCGCGTGCCTGCTTGGACATTTCGGCGGCTTGTTTGTCAGACGCGTTCTGCGCGTTGCGAAACCGCTTTTGAGTATTACCCTGCGAGATACCCCCGGCGGTGGTCATGGCGACGGACGCCACTGCCAATGTTACTGGATCACACATTTTATCCTACCACGCGAGAGTTTCCGGCTGTCGAAGCCGTGCCAAAATACGCGTCATTTGCAGCTTTGCGCTGTTGCCCTGCGCCGACCGCGCCGACGCCGGACGCGAACCCCCCGAACATATCCCCAAGAGGATTGTAGGACGGCTGTTGCTGGTAAATCTGTTGCGCCCGCGAAAGGGCTTCGCCGGATACGCGATCTGCGTCCCCGGTTGCGTTAAGCTGCGCGACAAGAGAGTTTTTCTCGCCGCCGATCCGACTGCGCAATCCGTCTGTGGACTGCTGCGCGTTAGACAAAAGGCTTGCGAGGTTGTCGGAGTAGGACGTGGACAGGTCCGCTTGTCGCTGCCCGGCTGCGCTTGAATTTAGCGTGCCGTTGCGCGCGAAAGCATACGTCAAGTCGTCCTGCGCCGTTTTGAATTGTTTGTCCGCTTGGGGCTTAACAAAGTCCATTTGCGTGTTCAGATAGTTATCAAAAAAGCCTGCATCGAATTGGCCGAATTGCGTATCAAGCGCGGCGTTGCCTTCGGTGATACGCCCTTGGCGTGCTTCTTCTTTGACCCGCGCGGCTGTCGCGTCGGCCTGCATCTGGTCTTGGTAAGTCGTGTCAATATCTGGTGCGCTGCCGTTGAAACACATATTAGGATACCACCAATCGTTGGTGTTATTCCCGTGTAGGAAACCGGGACACGACGGGTTCCTGCTGCGGGTGTCAGATTTGGCCTTGTTCGGTCAAAATCTGCTTCATCTTTTTTCGCGTCCAAACGTAATTTATAAATGTTTCGCCGTTCTTGCCCCAACTGTCCAGTTTATTATCCGGTTCAGCACCAAGATATTGCAGCCACGCGCAAGCGTCCGTGTGCGACGCAAGCGCAAAGCAGTCCACACGGACCGCGCCCGCCCGGTATAGCGCCGGGATAATAAAGCGGCGAAACTGCCGGGTTGCGGACAGGATCGTTTTCTCAAACTCGTCCGTGCCATAGGCCCACACAGTCCAGACGTTCGGCCAGCGGGGGACTGCGCCGCCTGCCCCAACGGGACGTCCATCCACATATGTCCCCCATCGAAACCCGCCGGACGAGACTGCCGCGTGGGCAAAACCTTCCGGTGTCGGGCTATATGAAGTGGCCGAGAGTTCTTCCATGTCACGTCCGCGAAGATTGCGGGTGATTTGCAGCATGTCTTCATAAGACGGTTCGCGCTTTATCGTGACCTTGGGCATTATTCTTCCTCGCCTAAATCGTGGTGCAGCGCCATTGTCGCCACGGACGCGGGGCCTGTGCCGCGCGATACCATCCGGACTGCAAGGTGCGTGGCTTCCATTTGGATTGGCAGGCGAAACTCACCCCACGTCGGGCGTGTGACCGTTGCGATCTGGGTCCAAGCGCCGGGCGCGTTGTAATCCGGGTTCACGAACACGTCCCACGTCCCGGTGCAAGACACGTCCAGCGCGGACCAGTTTTTAGACTGCGCCGGGCGGTTCGCGTCCATGAACGGCGTCACCACTTCCACGGACGTTGCGTCATACTCGGAGGCTGTCACACCCACGGACGCGTTGGCCGCGAACGGATTGCCGGATTGCGGGACCGACCCGTAAATGAAAAGTTCATCCCCTGTGCGAAACGCGACACGGGAGTTGGCCGTGACGATGTGGTCGATCCGCGTGTTGAAGTCCAACAGCGACCATGCCGACACTTTGCTTTGGGGGTACAGCGCAAGGACGATAACTTCGCTGCCCCAGACAAGCCAGAAATGGCCGGAGAGTGGGTCAACCAAAGCCTTCAACGTGGCTTCAACGCCCGGCGTCATAATCCGGCGGCGCGCGGCCACAAGGTTGTCCACGGGCGAACCTATGTCGTTCAATACCGCCGCGCTACTACTGTCGCGCGCGCGCAGGGACCGGATGCCCGTGTCCGAAAGGAACAACACGTCGCCACTGCCATAGGGCGCAACCGCGTTTGGCGCGATAAGGCCGATGTTGCCGAGGACTTGGACTTGGGAATTGCGAAGCGGGTCCGGGTCCATCTGCCACATTTGGATCGACGTCCGGCAGAATAGCGCAAGCTGCGTGTAATACCGTTCGATCCCGACAAGTTCGGTCGAGGGTGCGTCTTCGGTTGTCACGTCGATAACGCCGGAGCCAGTTCCGTCCCAGTCCGCCGGGTTGTTAATGGCAGAGAACCGCAGGTTTACGTCGTCAATCGCGTACATCTTTTTTTGGTGCGCGCGGACGTTAGTGCCGACGACTTGCGAAGCCGGAACGAGAACGCCGTCGTAGAAGTGGCGGACGGAGCCGTCGGTGAACTTTGCTACGACATAGATACTTGCGCCATAAGTCTGCGTGTCCATGACCCGAACGATGGTTTCGCTGTCCGCCACGTTGAGGCGGATATATTCGACGTAGGCGGGTAGCGCGCCAGCGTCGGCGGGAGGTAGCGTTCCGAACACGACAAGGTTGCCGCCCCGAAACGCAAGTCCGTGGGTTTTGCCCGCAGTGAGAGCGCCGACGGACGTGGCCGTTTTGCGCTTCTCGATTTCGCCGCCTGCCGTGATCGTCGCGTTTTTCAAAATGCGAAGCGTCCCCGCTGGCGCGGTTATGGCCGACTTGCGGAGGTCGATACCCGCTGCGAAGTCGTCGATTTGTAGATAGGGCATGTTGCGCCTTGCTTGTTAAATATAATCGAGGCCCTGACGTCCGCGACGCCGAGAACCGGAGGGTGAACCGTGCGACGCCATGTTGACCTTGCGGTTGTCTACGGCGTTCTGCGTCTGGCGCAAAAGGGCGTAACGCCCTGTGGCCTTTTGAAGTTTGAGGGAGGCGTCTTCCGCGCGCTGGCCTGCCAGAATTTCGGCGGCGGCGTGCAGGACGATGATCGGTCCGTCCACGGTCGAATGGTCCGTGTCTACGTCCGCCAGTGGCCGAAGGGCCATGCGTCCGTGAAAACGCAGTTTCGTGTCCACGTCTGGGATAGGCCAGACTTCAAACATATTTTGGTTTACGATTTCTGCGTCCGGGGACGCGTAGTTCGCCCACGCGCGCACGTCCGGCGCACGCTCGTCGTCGTCGCTGTCGTACTCGTTGAGGTGTTCGGGCGTAATGCCGAATGAGATTTCCTGCCATTTACAGCCGGGCTTCTTAGCGTAAACTTCGCGGACGCCGCCGAAAGCGATGTTGGTCGGGTACGCCAAATACCGCGCGCCCGCCGGGGCTTCAACCGCGCCTGTCGCCTGCACGGAAGGCCAATCATATGCCGAATAGACTTCCTCTTGAACACGCCGCAGAAGGGCGATGTGTCCGGGCAGGAGGTGCGCCCCGTGCGCCACGTTCGCGCTAATACGTGCTTCGGACCGGAGTTCGGCCAACATATCGTTGAGAGACATAATTCGCACAGGGCTAATCCTTATTTAGCGGGTTCGGACTTGGCAGACTTACGCGCTTTGGTTTTGGCGCGGGCTTCGTCGGCTGCGTCCGCAGCTTCGCGTTCTTCTTCGAGCGTCGGGATTTTGTCGTCGCCCCGGCTGATATTCACACGGCCAGCAACAACGGGGAAAATGTCAGTTACGACTTTGCGTCCGTACTTGTTGGATAGCCGTTCCATTTCTTCTTCGCTTGTGCGCTCGACACTGCCGACGTCTACCGCCGAATGGACGTGTTCCGCGCCGCCGTGGATCGCTTGCAAGACCTGCATTTCTGGGAACGTGATCGGGTCGGTTGCGTCGCGGACGACGGTGTTGTTGCGCTCACCGCCGAGGTGGATAGCAACCGCGAGAAGTTGAATTTTGGACATGAGGGTTTCCTGTGTCTTGAAAGGGGGAAAGCCCCGGCGCTTCATGCGCCGGGGCAGTAGGCTTACTTAATGTCGATAACCAAGCCGGAGTTAAGCTGCTGGGCAACCACTTGTCCGGTGGAAGTCAGCGAACGGTACATGACGAATTTGTCTTCCGGACGGGCTGGGTTGTGAACCTTGCGCCACTCGTTTGCCATTTTCATCAAGTAAATGTGGCGGCAGTCGAACCAGTATCCGCGCTTGGAATGGCCCATATCGTCCAGCGTCGGATCGTACTGGATCACAGTACCATCGAACAGCATGGTCCCCATCGCGCCGTCTTGCGAGCCTTTTACGCCGTTCTGGTTGTATTGGCCGTTGGCGCGGATTTCTTTCTGCAAAGCAAAAATGAAGTCAGAGCCAGCAAGGAACGTATCAGGCTTGCCGCCAAACTTACGCAAGAACAGGTGTTCCTGTTGCAAGACCTGCAACAGCGCCCCGCCGTCCGCAGGAGAGGACGTGACCGCGTCGCCGCCGTGGGCGGACAAAGCAGAAGTGGACCCGATAGCCGTTTGCATTGCCGCTGTCCGCGCACGGTTGCGGATATAGGCGTTAGCCGCGACCGCACGATCCATGCCGCCAACAACGCCTGCGCCGGGGTTCGCCACAAGGAAGTGCTTAATGCCGTGAAGCGCTTTCGCGTCCGCAGTACCATCACCCCAGAGCAAGGCGTTCAGAGAGCGCGCGTAACGCTCGCCGAAGTCGAACAGTTTGCCCTTAAACATATTCAGCAACATGGTCTGTTCACGCCCGGAATGGTTGGCTGTGCCGCCCATTTCGTTCGTGACGGAGATACCGTCGTGCTTCAACTCGGTATGTGTGACGTTCAAACCGATGTGATGCTCGCGCCATTTGTAGGACAGGCGGTCGGCATTGGCCGGGTTGTAGAACGAAACGACGTCGTCATAAGAGAAACCCGCGAGGCTGTCGTTCGTGCCGCCCGCGCCGAAGTTACCCTGCACCGCGACGCTGATGTTGCCGTCGCCGCCGGGGAAAGACTTGGCTTTGCCTTCCATCAAGGCGACCATTGGCCGATCTTGGATGGACTGCTTAAAAGTCTCGTCTTTGTTAATGTAAAACGCCATTGCGGAGGTGGCAATGAGGTCCAACTGTGCTTGCGTGATAGCCATGATCTTTAGTCCTTAGTGGTGGCTTACGAAACAGACAAACCCTGTGCGATAATGTCTTCAATCGACGTGGCCGTCGGCGTCATGCCGGATTTCGGTGTCGATGATGCGCTTGGCGTCGGACGTGTGGCTTTGGGCGCAGCGGGCTTGGAATACTTCGAGGCTTGTGCGTAGATCGCTTTCGCATATTCCACGGCCTCGGCAGCGTTCTTTGGCACACCTTTTTGAGCGACCATTGCTTGCCCGAAGGTTCGCATCAACTCGGCTTTACTGTCGAAGTCCGGGTCTGTTTTGCGAATGGCGGTCTGCCAATCGGTCACAGAATTTACGACACTTTGGCGTTGCTCGTTTGCAGCTTGCTCGGTCCGGCCTTGAAGGGCCGTGGCCTGCTGTTGCTGCAACTTGGCGTCCGCGACTTGACGTCCGTAGCGTTCCTGCGCAAAGCGCTTTGCCGCTTCTTCGGTCATGTCCCCGTTGTCGATCTGCGTTTGCAAATCAGCGGAGACAGTCTGTCCTAACGCTTCCGAAACTCGCTGGACCTGCGCCTGTAACGAGCCAAGCGCCCGTTGCATCCGCGTAGGATCGCCGGACTTTAGGTCCGCGCCCACTTGAAACAGTGTCGCTGCTTCCTGATCGTTGAGGTTTTCGGAGGCCATAAAGGTCCGCAAACCGCGATAGGACGTTGCGTCTGTCTCAAATCCAGCCGCTTTGGTGGTTGCTTCGTTGCGCTGGGCAAGCAGTTTCTTAATCCGCTTTTGAACGCCGGGCTTGTAGCCTTTTAGTTCTTCATCGGAAGGGTCTGCCTCGTCCACCGCGCCCGCATCCGCGTCAGCTTTGGTGTCTTTTCCGTCTTCGTTGTCCGCGTCCGTGGATTTTGCGTCCGCCTTATCGCCGGGGTCTTCGTCTTCCGCGTCCGTGGCGTCCGCGTCTGCGGTGTTGTCCCCGGATTTGGCGTCTGGTTCGCCGAGCGCTGCAAGAATGGCGTCCTCCATTGTTGCAGGTTGGTTGGCGTCCGCGCCCGTAGAGGCCGCGTCCTGTGCGCTGGACGATTGCGCGTCCGCCGGACTAGATACGTCCGCCGGGTTCGTGTCCGAAGTCTGCTCGTTGTCTGCTGTGTCGGCATTTTGAGCGTCGGCTGGCGTGGCCGCATCTAATTCGCCTGTATCCATTGGGTTAAAAGCCATGTGACTTTGTCGCTCCTGTTGGTTGTGTAGGTTTTACCGGATCATTTGCGGACGTGTCCATGTAAAAGTCCGGTAAAACGTAGGGTTGGGTTTCTGGCCTTAGCTTACGGGCGCGGGTGGTGCGGACGGCGGACGTGGGGCCGCGTTGACTTGGGGTGGTTGTGTGCTTGGTGCGTTCTGCGCTCCGGACGCGCCCTGCGCGCGCGGATCGTTCTGCCCGGCGGACGCAGCCTCGCCCTGCCCTGCGCCCATTTGTGCGCTGTTCATCATGGCGATGGACGGCATCCCCGCCGACATTGCGTCCGTGAGGTCGAGGCGGTCGTCCATGCGGCGCAACAGTTCCTTCGCCAGCCATTCCGGCGACATGCCGGGGATTTGCATAAGCAACGGAAAGATTTGCTGCGCGTTTTGGATTTCTTGCGCCTTGTTCGGACGTCCGGTGCTGGCCGCTTCCACGTCGAGGAAAATTTCCTTTGCGACGGCTTCGCGCGTCATTTCGGGCCAGACTGCGCCGGGGCCGACTGTTTCTTTGACACGCTCAAGACTGGCTTCGAGCAGTAGGATTTGGCCCCCCGCGCGGGCAAGTTCTGTCAAAAACTCGTCCAGATCGTCCACGACGCTGCCGACTGTGGACAGGCGGCTTCCTTCGGCGATGGACGTTTCGGTTGCGGTTGCGCCGGACGTACCGCCGAGGCTGGCTTCGTGCTGGCCGAGCGTCCGGTTATAGTCGTCGTAGACCGGGGACGGATCATAAAGCCGTGGGTCCACTTGCCCGCCGGAATAGGACTGGATCATATCCTCGACACGTTCGCCGGGTTGCAGGCCGTCCATTTCGATAACTTCGTGCGCTTTGCAGTTCGTAAGGCTATCTTTATCCGCCGAAGACAGCGCACCCTTGCGGGTAAAACGAACAGGCCGCGCGGCGCGGCGTTGCTCCCGCAAACCTTGGCGCGAGCGGTTAAGTTCAAGCTGCATATCGCGCATCAAGCGGACGTCAGACGGCGGAAACACGCTTTGCTCGTCATAGACTTCGTTGATTACGAACGGGAACCAAGGATAGAAGCGTTCCAACCAAACGTCCGGGGCTTCGGGCGGCAGCAAGAAGTCTTTGTGGCCGTCGCAGATCGTGTAGACCAAGCCGTCGTCGCGGTTGTAAATTTCCCAAACACAAAACATATCGCGGTCGGCGCGGTCGCTTCCGGTTGTGCCGTGTGCGTCCGTGGTGTCGCCGCGCGAGTATTCGCCGCCGTGTGCGTTCTTGGCGCTGTACGACGTGCCGCCGCCGCTTTTGACGTCGATGGAATAGACTTCTTTGATCTGGTTGGCCGAGAGATAAAATTCCTCGGCGACCCATCCCGCGCCAACAAAGCCCCGCAACTGTTTGCAGGAGGTGTCCGGGATAATCGCGGTGCTGTCTGGATAGGTGAACGTCAAACCTTCGCGGACGATGATTTCCGTTTCCTTGGACATTGCTTGGAGGGCGAGCGTCAGTTCTTCCATTTCGGCGGAGTTCTCGTCAACTTCCCCGTCCGCCACGTCCGCAGACAAGCGCTCAAGGTGGGACAGCCGTTGGGACATATCGCTGATTTGTACGGACGTGTCCGGGCGCTTGCCCATGACGCGTTGGTATCCGAGGCGGACGTAGCCCACACCTGTCGTCAGGCCGCGCCGGACGTTGGCCTTCATCTGCGTTTTGAACGGAATAACCTGCTCGTCAATTTCATGCGCAAACAACAGTTCCAAAGTCTTGGCAATCTTGGTGTGTTGCGCCGAACGGGCCATGCTTTCGCTTGCGTCTTGAACGACGGCCTGCGCTTGCGGGTCTGCCGGGTTCATTTGCAGCATTTGCATGGCCGACATAAGCGTCTGCTGGTTGCCGTCCCAAACGGTGTTCATCAGCCGTTCTTTGCGGCGACTAACGATCTTTGGGTTCTTGCCGTAGATCGCAGCGGTCCGCGAAGAAACGTGGCGCAAAGTAATGTTGGCGATATATCGGTGTTGTTCTGCGTCGGTAAATTCGCCCATCGGATCGGAAGGCCACTGTCGTCCGGCGGCAAAAGCCATGTCCGAGCGCATCCGCGCAAACGCGACCTTGGACCAATGCTCGCGTGCGTCGATCACTTCGGCTTGCCAGCGTGCGACCAGCGCGGCGCGTGATACTGCCGGGTCTGGTGCGTCGCGGTTCATCGCGGACTTCGGGTTCACGACTGCGTCTTCGAGTGTGCCACCAAATAGATCGGGCTGGGTTGTTGGGTAATCCATGCTGTTGTCTCCTGTTACCAGCCGTCGTTTCCGCGCCGATTGGCGGCGGATCGCTCTGCGTTTCTGCTATTTGTGATAAGGCGTTGGAACGTACCCTCGCGCCCGTAGGACCGCGTGCGTGACACGGCGTTTGCGCTGACTTGCTGGGCGAGGCCGAGGCCGACGTAGGCCAGCGCGTCAACGAAGTCGTCGTTGGTTCCGTGGGGAAACTTTAGGATTTGGTCGCGCGCAGCGGGCCACCAGCTTGCGAACGCCGGGAAGAACACTTTGCCCATCGCCATGCGGCCTTGGATCGACTGCGCCCGCGTCTGTTTGTCTTGCACTGGGGTCAGTTCGATGATGGACGCGTAGACGCCTTCTTCGGTCATGCGCTTGCGCAAGAAGGGGCCGATTGCCTTTGTGATGTGTCCGCGCTCCGCCCACCAAAACAAAGGCTTGCGCGTCTGGATCAAGTTAAGCATCGCGTCCACCGCCGTGTCCGCCGCCGCGTGACGCCAAAACACGTCCGGCAAGATGTAGATGTTGTCCGCCTCGTCCACGCCCACCGGGATCATTGCCGTTTTGTCGCGGTCCTGCCGCGTGCTTACCGCGTGGTCGGACGCCACATAAAAGCGCAAGTTCTTCGGCAACTCGTCTTGCGTGTAGGTCAGAATATCCTCGACCCGGAAAAAGTTGCCAGTGTCCGAGGACGGGCGACCTTGATAGAGCGCTTGGAAACCGCGCGGGTCTAGACGCCGTTGGGCTTCTAAGAACCGAACGGGGAATTTTTCGGGCCATAAGGCTTCGCCGGGCTTGCGCCCCAACACGTCCGGCGCGTCGTCAAACGCCAGTGCGGGCAAGTCGATAATAACCCATTGCTTCGCTTCTTCCGCGTTGTAAAACGGGTTCATCGGGTCCGTCAGGCGACCGACAAGATCGTCTTCGTGCCAGCGGGTTTGGATCAAAAGTATCCAACTGTCTTCGGTCATGCGCCGGGTGGACACAACTTGCGTGAACCATTCCCACAGCTTGTCGCGGACGTTCTTACTGTCGGCTTCTTCACGGTCCTTGATCGGATCGTCGATAACGATACCGTGTCCGCCACGTCCTGTAATCGAACCGCCACGTCCGACGAAAGCAAGCATCCCGCCTTCTTCGGTTTGAAGGCGCTGGGCAGCTTCCGACCCGTCTTTTAGTTTATGGTTGGGAAACGCAAGCTGGTGTTCGCGCGACCGGATAATGTCGCGCACAGCGCGCCCGTTATCCCCGGCGAAGTTTTCGTTGTACGTGCCAAAGATCAATGACTTGTACGGGTGGCGTCCGGAGAACCAAGAGATAAACCGCTTGCCCAGTTCCGACTTTCCGTGTCGCGGTCCGCAGTTCACAATAACCCGTAGGTTCTCGCCGCCTTCCAGCTTTTCAAGTTCCTTGGCGATCAGTTCGTGGTGGCGCCCGGTGATGTAGCGGGAACGTGGGTTCGCGCTTGCGTCCGTCGCGTCCGGCATGGTCAGGCGTGTGTAATCGAGCAGGCCCCCTTGGGCGCGCTTGGCCGCAGCCAGACGCAGGAGTAAGTCCCGGCGGCGCTTTACGTCTGCGGAGTTAGGACCGCTCATTCCGGTTGGTTCCGGACGCGGTCTTCTGCGTCCGTCAAGATTGCGTCCGTAGCGATTATCTTGCCGTTGGCGCAAGACAGGCTTGCGTCGTAGCCAATCAGCAAGACGCCAATTTCGGACAGCGCTTCGCCGCGTCCGGGGAGCGTTGGCGCGGCACACGGCTTGCGCAAAACGGGGGCCACGTCCGGCACAATCAGTCGGTCAACGTAAACCGAGTCAGGGGTGAGTGCGCCGCAAGCCGTCAAGTACGTCGCCGAGATAATCAGGAATATCGTCTTCTTCATAGCCTGTGGCCTTTTGTGCGAGTTCTTCGCGGAGCGCCCCATACCGGAGCGCGTCCGCCGTTTCTTTTTCCAATCGGGCGTCCGCGACCTGCCGGGCGATCAAGCGGTGCGCGGCCAAAGTCTCGGAGGCGTCAAGACGGCGTTCGGTTTCCCGGAGGTCCGTCTTTAGGCTTTCGATCTGGCCTTGGTATCTTTTGACAACTAACGAAGCAGACAAAAGGCAAACAACCAGCAAGAGCGCTTTGGTAAGAAGGTTCACGTATCCCACCGGGCCGTGCGAGCGCGGTGTTCATCGTCCGTGGTGTGGTATTTGGTTTCGATAAATTCTTCGGAACGTGTGATCCACCCACCCTTGCCGCCGTCGTTGCGCTTCGCAAACTTGCGGTTGGCGGGGCGGCTATCGGCGATTGCGTAGTAATAATTGCGCCGCTCAATCCCATAGGCGTTGTAAAGCGCCGCAGCATTGGCGCGCGCCGCGTCAAAGGCCGCTTTGATTGTCTTGGAGCCGAGCGCGCCGTCCACGGTCAACTTGGGCGTCAACACGCCGGGGAACTTGTTAAGGAGCCGTTGCAGAATTTTGACGGCGTTGTTGCCCGCGTTCACGTACATGTCGAAGACAGTCGCGTGCAGGACGTCGGGCAGCTTGGCGATCTTGGGGGCCTCGAAGTAATGTTGGATGAACACGTCTGTTGCTTGGTCGCGGGTCAGGCCGCGCACGTCCGCCACGTCCACGTCCCCGTCCCCGTCGAGGTCCATGCCTAGACGCTTCATGGTGTGGATCGTTACACCGAAGTTGGTGGCCCCACCGAGGTCGTCGGGGTCGTTGACAAAGCCGCCTTCGCGTTTGACGATTTCTTCGGCCAAAACCCGAACTGATACGGTATTTACTGCGTTAAATTTGCGCATTTTTGTTCCTTTTCAACGTGTTACCCGTAACTGCGGTAGGAATTTTTCTGTTGGACTGACTTGATCGCGGGACGCTCTAAGAGCCTCGCGGAACTGGTCGGTGGCAATCCGCTGTTCGCGTAATACCTTGTCGAGTTCGGCCAACTTGGTGTCACGGTGCTTAATTTTAATTGACCAAAACCGCATCATCCGACGCGCCCCCCGCGCCGAATTTCATTCGTAAGTTCTGTGATAGCCTGCGTTTGGCTGCGTCCGAGTTCGATAACGGTGTCTACAAGCACGTCAGCCCGGTTTTCACGGCCACGTCCCCACATATAGACGGCGACGATAACTACGGCGTTTAGCCCGCCACCAAGCGCGTCGATTGCTTGGGTCCAATCCATCAACCGTCCTTCCAGAAGAAAACTATCACGCTTGCACCAAAGCGGCTTCTAAAAACATAGTGTCCATCTGTTCGTCCGTGTAGCTTAGAAGGTAGCCAAAGAACGCGATGTTTTGGCTTAGACGTTCCCAATTCGACGCGTTGTCGATCACAACTTTTTCAGACCAAGTTGCAGTTTCGCGGTATGCTAGAACCTTACCCCATTCGGTTTCGCCAAGCGTCAGTATGCCTTGCAGCGGGCTAATGGGCGCAATGGATGCACGCGCATCCTGCGCCGTCGGCAATGGCTTGGCGTCCAGTGCATTGTTGGGTTTTACGTGGTCGAGTGTGTCCACTGTGATTTCTGTGCCGTCTGGCAACCAGTACGTGTCCCCGCGCATGTCGGCCACGTGTGACCACGCGCCGTCGGCGTATAGCGCCGCCTTGCCCGCGAT